CGGGTAGAGGTGCGGTAGAAGAGGGGGCTACTGCCCACCTCCTCCTATAGCTTGTTGTAGTAATTGAGCTGCTTGTGCAGGATCAATTCCCATTTGTTTTACCATTGCATCCAATGATTGAGTTTCTCCTGAAGGTGCCGCTTCAATAGACTTAACTATCTCTACAGCCTTCATCATTATTTCATCCATGTTCCCCGGAGTCGGGAGATGCTCTGGTGGTACTTCTGCTTTAATTGCAGCAGTTTTGAGTCTAGCCCATTCTTGGCTATGACGATCAAGTGCAATAGCTGTCTGCCTAATGTTATCTTGAAGCGAGTTATCCGCTTGAACTTTAGTATAAACAGAGTTAGCTTCTGCTTGTTTAGCTTTAGATTCTTCAACACGATTATTAATCTCCTTAATCTTAGCCTCTTGTTCGGCTGCAGTTTTTTGTAACTGTTCTGCTTGTTTAAGGAACTCTTCCGTAGTATGGTCTTGAAGGTAATTCTCCGGCTTGAGGTCAAGAGTATTTAGCATGTCAAAGGCAATATTAGCTATTGCATCTGGCTTAATCATACTACCTGCTCCTGCTTCCTTGAGCATAGGTACAAGTTGAGATGCAACCAACATTAACTTGTCACGCTTATTAGCGTTAGAGTTTTCTCCAAGGTTTACATCTACTTCTATTTCAATAAGCTCTGGAAGATTCTTAAGATCTATATTAAGTATTTCACCTCTACGATCTGACATGATTGATACTTCATCCATGTTATCACGAATAGATTTGAATACACCTTCACATAAACGTTTAAACCCACCTTCCGCAAACTTACGTGCAATATGTTGAATGCGTTTTTGACTTGCATTCATCACTTGGCTTAGCTTCATTTCGCTGTTACCAGACACATACAACTCATCATTAAGCCCTTGCGCTGCCTTAGACATGCCTGTTGCTTGTTCTTTATGAACTTGTAAGTGCTGTAGTAAAGGAACTGTGCCTGCACTAATTGCACTTGGAGGTAAGTCAGATACTGCGCCCTGTGGATTTCCGTTAGTAGGAATAATCTGTTTAGGCTTAAGATTCTGTAGTGCAGAAAAGTCTACAACATTAGGGTCTGCAAGTTTAGGAGAATAGTTAGTAAGGTAAGTATTTTCTACAAATCCACGCAGAATAGCTGTTGATGTTAAAGTAGTAGAACGAGTCATGTCTGCTACTGACAGTCCAAAGAATTCATAAGGAATCTCAAATGGGCTGAGAGAAGCGAGTGGCACATAACTACAGTCTTCTTCATACAAAATAGTTGAGCCTGCAACAATGAAGTGCTTTAATTCAGCAATACCATCGCCATCACGATCTACTTCCATCCAACACTCTGTAACAGATACGTTACGGTTGGCCTCTAATGATACATCATCTGCATCACCCATACCTTCATAATGCGCTTGTCCTGTTACTCTTTTGCGTACTGATACGTCATGAGAGTATGCTGAGTGATCTTCTGAAGAAGTAGGGAGTACTGACCAGTCTTCAACTTCGTCTGCAATATCAGGATACATCTTACGTATGTCTGATCGAGACATTTCTATCTGAATACCAACAAAGCTGGCAGTTTCAATACTGCTTGCGTCTCTTGAAATCAAAAAGTTTTCTGGTGGAACATTTTCAATCTTAACTTTAGACATATCATACGTTCTTTTAAGACGCACATCTTCGTAAGCATTAGTCATGGGATTGAAGTTTAATTCACCAACAACTTCCACATCTTTATCAGATAGTTTAAGATCAAGAGCTTCTTCTGTAAGTGATTCATACTCTTCAAACTTAGTAGAAACATCTTCAACAAAGTCCCAACGGATTACTGAGTTCTTCCACAACAAAGCGGATTTGACCCAAGTATTCATTAGTTCCCAGCCGTTATTCTTCTTAAATATAGTATAGTTTACCAGCTCAGAAGCATCGTTAGCTGCAGCGATGGCTGTAGGAGAGACGGACCAGGGCTTAAACTTAGCCAGTCTGTTATTATTAAACATAAGTTCTGAAATAATTGCAAGGTAAGCCTCAACTGTTTCTGTAGTATCCGAAGATACAATTTTAGATACACCATTAGGTGTAAGATGCCCCGAAGGTAACCCTGCGTACTCGTAAGTAGACTGTAATCTATCGTTAGCAAGCTCAGAAGAGTTTAAGAAATCTCCAACAGAAGTAGAAACCCCCGCTGAAATAAGACTTATTAGTTGGTCGTCAGTTACTTTTTCACGGTAACCTGTCATATAATCGCCCATAAAGGCCTCCTATCTATCTAGCACCCCTATGGGTATACGAAATTAGTTCGAGGTTTTTGAACCAAAGGTACCTCGAAAACCTTAAAGGACAGCATGAGGTTCAGCTGTGTAGTCCGTCTTTCCCCTCTTTCCGCCATTCTTCACGGTGAGCACGGACAAGTTCTGGTTCTTTTACTGGAGCCTCATTGGCTCTAGCAGTAGTAACCGAATTTTTAGATTTAAGAGTAGGATCCCATACTTTACCATTCTTTTGTTTTACACCCTTTGAGGGTCTGTATATAGACATTCTTATCCTCCTAAATCTTTTTTGAGTTGAGCTAATTCTTCAAGTTCTTCTACACTCAGATCTGCACTAGACTTTTCTGCGGTAATAGATTCAACTCTTGTCTTCTTAGGTGCTTTGTATTCACCTAGCTCTTTAGCAATTTTAAAGGCTTCTTCTCTATCACCATCTTCCATTGCTTCATGCATAAGCAACTTCATTACATCCAAAGGATCTTGGGGTACTGAATTAATTGCTTCCAAAGTCTCAGCCATCTCAGCGGCTTTTTCTTTAATTCTGATATCTCTTTCTTTTCTTAACCTTCGTGCTTCTGCGGAAGCCTTAACTCCTGCAGCCTGAAAGTTTTTAATTTTTTCTTGACCTTCGGGAGTATCTGGATTAATCATATGTTGAGCAAAGTTAGCCTGACGAGGATCTTTCATCATCCTTTGTCTAATTTCTTCTATTTGTTTACTTGTCTTAGGCATTAAATCCATTCCTCATTGTTACGGTTAACAAAGTTCTTTTGTCTCCAATCAACTTTGTTATTAGATAACTTGTCAATATTAGTACGATACGCTTCCCATGCAATTGCAAGGGCCATGACAGTATCATCGTTGCGTCCTTGTATTGCTTCTGTTTTACCTGAAGCTGTTGATATATAAGTCTTCATTTCAGATAGAATAGTTTTAGAGGGAATCCAAATGTCTTCTTCTTCAACCGCATTTTTTAACTGCCCAATAACTCGAGGCTTACTCCCATGTGTCATTCTAAATCCTGGTGTTTGACCTTCTTCAGAACTTAACCTGGCTGCTTTGGTTTCATAGTACATGTTAACATAGTTCATTTGTTTAAGTCTTTGCAAAGTAGCA